CTAAGTTAAAGAAAGGTAGTGCTGAAGAGTTGGCACTTGCTAAAAAACAATTTAACGTTAACAAAGCCTTACAATTAGGATTAGCAGTTATTGACGGATATAAAGCAGTTACAAGTTCATTAGCATCTGCTCCCGTTGCAATTGGTCCTGTGCCTAATCCCGCTGGTATTGCTTCATTAGCATTTGCAGTTACAACTTCATTAGCAAATATAGCTAAGATAGCAGCGTCTAAATTTGAAGGTGGTGGCGGTGGTCCTTCTGCTGGTGGTAGTCCAAGTGCGGGTGGTGCATCCATTCCCGCACCTCCAACAATTAGTAATCAAAACGCAAACGTCGAGGGTACACAATTCGATGAGAATGGAAAACGAATAGGAGCTAAAAATGATAACACAATTAATGTAGTAGCAACCGTTGGAGTTGACGAAATAACCGCAAAAACAAATAGAGTTAATGTATTAGAAAAACAATCAACATTTTAAATTATGAATTATCCAGTGTATTTATTAGAATTAGACGAGAACGGGAATACTAAATACGGCTTACAAGATATAGCCTTAGTTGAAAGTCCCGCATATCAATCAAGCTTTGTAAAGTTTGAAGAGCAAAAATTTAACTTCGCAATCCAGGACGAAGAGAAACGAATTATTTTAGGTGCGGTTATGATACCCGATAAAATGATTTATCGTGAAGAGGATGGCAAACCTTTTTATGTAGTGGCTAACAAAGAAACTATTTATGAAGCGTCGCAAAAGTTTAACTCTGAAAATAGAAACCTCAACGTTAAAGCAACACACGAAACAGATACTAATGTAAGCGATGTGTTTATTTTTGAATCATTTATAACAGACGAAAACAGAGTACAAAAAGTTAAGGGCTTTGAAGAGTTACCATACGGTACATGGTTTGTAACTATGAAAGTAAACAATCCAACTGTTTGGGAACAAGTTAAAAGCGGTGAGTTCAATGGCTTTTCATTAGAAGCACTATTTAAACTTAAGCCGATAACTACATTAAGCGACGATGAGATAAACGCTCTAATGTCAATTATAGAATAAATAGTGTCCCTTAAATTATTCACTTAATACTTTAAAATAAAAATATGGATATCAAAGAAATCAAAAACAAAATTAACAATATTTTACCCGAAGATATTAAGGTAAAATTAAAAGAGCATTTTGCTAAATTTAGTGAAATGCCCGTTGAAAAAGTTGTTGAGCCTATCGCTCCGACTGAAGAAAAAGTAAAAATGGCTACTGAAGTTAAATTGAATGATGGTACTTCATTATCAGTTGATGGCGAAGTTGCTATCGGTTCTGCGGTTATGCTAATTAGTCCCGAAGGAGAAATTCCCGCAATGGACGGTGAGTATGTAGCAGAAGATGGAACTACTTATTCTGTATTGAATGGTTTGATTGCTGAAATTTCTACTAAAGAAGTTGAAACAGTTGAAGCGACAGTTGAAAAGAAAGATGAAATGCCAACAATGATGGCTGAAATTGAAAGTCTTAAAACTCAATTAGCAGAATTAAAAGAAACAATTAAATTGACGTTATCAGCAGTTAATACAATCGTTGAAGCTCCCGTTGTAGAACCAATTGAAGCTAAGGTTGAATTTGCAAACATGACTGCATTCCAACGTTACAAAGCAAGTAAATAAAAATGGCTAACTATAAATTTAAGCAAGGTTTTGAAGTAGTGTACTCGTCAAGCTCCAAAATAACTAATGATAATTTAACGGACGAAATTGCCTTACATCTATTAGCAAAAGGCACAGTTAAAGAATCGGACTTTGAAAATTTAGAACAAACAACAAATATAAAAACAACTAAAAAAACAAAATAAAATGGCAATATCTTATAACATTATCGACATCAGAGGGAAAGCATCAGAGAACGTAATCGCTGAAATCCTTTTCCAAAACAAAACAATTTCAGAAGGTTATGTAACCTTTGAAGAAGAAGTTAAAAACGAAGTAATTTTTACAGAAGGTTCTACAACAGTATCAATGCAAGCGTACACTTCAGGCGCTCCAACAAGTGCTGGTGATTTAAATACTTTTGACGTATTAATCACACCAACTAAATACATGTACTACCAAACATTCGACCCTAACGTTTTACGTCCATCTCGTTTTAAACGTGATATGAAAGCGGGTGCATGGGAAGTATTATCAACTGAATTTGAGAGAGTAGTAATCGGTGGAATGTATGCTGAAAAAATTTCTTACGATTCAGAATTTCAATATTGGTCTGGTATTACTTCTGCTCTAAAAACTACAATCGCTGGTTTAACTGCGGGAACTGCTAACACATCAATCGGTGCAGACGAAAAAACAGTTGCTGCTGCTTTAACTGCTGGTCAAGTAAATGGTGTTGTTGCATCAATGATGTACAACGCATGGAACTCTACATTAACTGCGGGCGTTGGTGGACGTTTAAAAGTTGACGGTGTTGTAGTAAATGCTGCTAACATCCAAACAGAAGTTGAAAAAGTATACCAAGCATTGCCCGCTGAATTATTAGCTTCTTCTACTAAGCCAATGATTTACATGCCACACGTTAATAAGCAATTTATTAACTCACACAACAAAATCGTTACTAATTACAAAAATGCATTTGATGTAAGCGGTGATAAATATTTTTATAACGACGTTGAAATTAAATTTGTTCCAATCCCAGCTAATGTAATGATTGCTGCACCAAAAGAACATTTATTTTGGGTAACTGATTTAACATCTGACATCAACAAAGTTGAGATTAACAAGGTAGGATTAAACCAAGACTTAATGTTTATTAAGCACGTTGGTACAATTGCACCATACATTGCTAATCAAAAATACAACGTGTTATACTGCGGTTCTTAGTATTAAAAAAAATAGGCGGGGTATTAATTTATCCCGCCTTAATATAAACATTTAAAAATAAAAAAACATGGCATGTTCATTAACACAGGGACACACTCCTAAAACGTGTAAGTCGAGCGGTGGGACTAAGTCTTTTTTAATTGCAGAATACGATAACGTTACGGCTATTACTAAAACGGCGGGCGTTATTACTGCTATCACTAAAGCATCTGGTAAGAAGTTTTGGAAATACAAACAAAAAGCAGAGGTTGCTAATTGGAAACAAACAGGAACAGGCGACCCGAAAGTAGGCACTATTGCATACGACGTTGAAGCTACTATTGAAATGGTAGGCTTAGACCAATTAGGACAAACTGAATTAGGTTTATTAATGGCTAATACAGTTGTAATGATTGCAGAAGATAACGACGGTACTTATTGGTATTTAGGCGAAGACTTCGGTATGGATTTAGCAACTGATGGATTAGAATCAGGAACTGCAATCGGCGACTTTAGAGGTAATAAATTAGCGTTTAAAGGACGTGCATTTACTCGTGTTGCATCGGTTGACCCAACTATTATTACTGCATTATTAACTTAATCTTTTAATAGATTATTTGTTTAAAGAGTAGCCCCGTAAGGCTACTTTTTTATTTTATTCAAGTCCCTTTTTTACTTTAATATTACTTTAATCAAATGATATTAATAAACAAAAATAGTAGTAATGAAGTGGTTTTAACGCTAAGTGAAAAGACTTCAATCGTTAATCCTACTTATTTATTTGAGTTTATAAACGATGCTACAAAAGAAACTAAACTATTTATTAGTGCGGACTATTCTAATAATAAAGAACGTTTTAACATATTTAATATAATTGAAACCTCAACGGAAGTACCATTGACAGGACGTGTTAATTTAACAGTTGGTAATTGGAAGTATAATATTTACCAACAAACAAGTACTACCAATTTAGTGGTTGCTAATAGTGGCGGTTTAGTAGAGAATGGACGTGTGGACGTAGTAGGAACTGATAGTGAACTTAATTCATTTAATGGTGAACAAATAATATATAAAGAATTTAATGGCTAAAAATAGTATAGAAATCGTAAATAATAATTTGGCATTTGTAACATTTGCCGATGAGAAAAGACCTGAAATAAAAAAAGATTGGTCTTATGATTTTGTTAAGTATGGCAAAAAAAATGATTTTCCAAATGAGTTAATTAGATACTTTGAGGAACATGCCGAACATGGCGCAATCGTAAACGCAAAGGCACGTTATATGTGGGGCAAAGGATTAAAGCCTATTGCACCCGAACAAGAAGTAGTAGCTAATCAATTTTTAACTTCTGCTAATCGTTACGAAAGTTGGAACGACTTAGGTAAAAAGTTAGCATTGGATTGTGAATTATTTAATAGCTTTTATTTGCAAGTGATCACCGATATGAGTGGCAATCCAAAAGAGTTTTTTCAATTACAATATGCTAAATGTAGATTATCGGAATGCAAAACTAAACTATATTATAACGAGGATTGGAAAGCAAAAGCAAGTGATTTTAAAGTATTTGAATTATACAACAAAGGTGAAATAGGAACTTTCTTTACTACCTTTAAATTTTACCAACCGAGTAAAAGTAAGTTAGATAGTATCTATGCTAAGGTACCATACAATGGTTGCTTAAGCGAAATTAAAAGTGATATTGATATTACTTCATTTAACGACGGATATGTTAAGCGTGGGTTTAGTGCGGGAACTATGGTTACTTTCTTTAACGGTGAGCAACCGCCCGAAGTTAAGAGACAAATAAAGGAACGCTTTGAACAAGGTTTATGTGGACCTGAAAATGCGGGCGAAGTAGTAATTAACTTTGCGGATAAGAACGGGCAAGCTGCGCAAATACAAGCGTTAAACGTAGACGATTTAGATAAAAAGTTTGAGTTCGTTTCTAAGCGTTACCAACAAAAGATTATAACAGGGCATAACATTACTAATCCCGAATTGTTTGGTATTAAACAAGAGGGTTCTGCATTAGGTAATCGTGTTTCAATTAAAGAAAGCTATGAGTTGTTTTTAAATACATACACAAAGCCACGTCAAGAAACACTAATTTCATTCATTGAAAATATTTGCTACTCAAAAACAGGTGTTTGGATTGATTTTGAAATAGACCAATTGGATGCAATCGGGGATGACTTAAGTCAAGACCAAGATTTAACTCAAGACGAACGCAGAAAGATAAAAGGATATGAGCCATTGGTTGCACCTAAATTAGATGCTAATGGCGTTGAAATAAAACAAGATGCGGTTAATTCTACATTAACCAATTTAACAGGTCGACAGTTTCAAGGCTTAATGCGTATCGTATCTAAATTTGATGCGGGTAAATTAAGTAAAGAAAGTGCCTTAGCATTAATGATTAGTGCTTTTGGATTAACAGAAAGCGACGCATTAACATTCTTAAATGAGAACGATGCAATTGAAGACGCCCCCGTTAAAATGGCGGAACAAACAAATAGCATTTTGGCTAAGTTTAAAAGTTTAGCTAAGCCAGACCATCAAGAGTTCGAGTTATTGTTTGAACACGATGCGCCCGTTCGTAATTCACAAGATGCTTTAAAGTTAGAGTTAAAAGCGCATAAGATGTATTTTGCCGATGCTTTGACTATTAGTATAACAGAATTAGACGATGCCGTTTTAAATGCAATACAAGGCAATCCAACGCTAACAGTTGAACAATTAAATGCTTTATTAAAAGTAGATGTAACTGAAAGTTTAGCAAGGTTAAATGAGAAAGGATTAATTGAAAGCAATGCGAAAGGTTATGAAGCAACGACTAAGGGAATTGAAAAGGTAACTAATCCGATTGACGAATATGTAACCGAAATTAAAACAATTTATAAATACAAAACAAAAGCCGATGCACCGCCATTAAAAACAGAGTCGCGTGAATATTGCAAAGACTTATTAGCAGAAAGCCAAACTAAACATTGGGAATTTGAGGACATAGATAATATGAGTAATGAGTTTGGAATGAATGCCTGGGATTTTAGAGGGGGTTATTATACTAATCCAAACACAAACGAAACAACGCCATGGTGTCGACACATTTGGAAAGCACAAACAATCAAAGTAAAAACTAAAAAATAATGGACGCTTTATTTTTATCGCAACAATACCTTAAAGACAAATCATTGATAAATGATAATACAGATTGGGAACTAATCCAGCCGTCTTTAATTATGATACAAGATTTGAAACTTCAACAAATCTTAGGCACTCCATTATTTGAGGATTTACAAACTAAAATAATAGCGGGAACTTTAAATAGTAATGAAACTAATTTAATAACTAAATATATTCAAAAGGTTTTACATTGGTACGTTCTAATGGAAGCTACTACTATTTTAAAGTACCGTTATACGAATAAAGGCGTAATGGTTAAGAGTAGCGAAAATTCACAACCTATTTCAGAAACAGAAATGAAAGTGGTTAAAGACGATTGGCGAACTATTGCAGAGGAATACGGCGAATTATTAACCAAATATTTAGTAAAAAATTCGGGACTTTTTCCTTTATATAATACTTATAATAGTGAGGGAATGTATAGAAGTAGAACTAATTTTTCAACAGGTATATTTCTAAACGATGACTTCATAATTCGCAAATCGCAAATTAGTGATAACGACCAACTAATAGACTTTGGATATTTATGAGCAAGGTAAACGAAAAAAAGATAATTGAAAAGTTAAAAGAAATTAAAATAGAATATGCTAACATTAAACCAAACAGTAGAGATTTTAAAAAACTTTACTTTGAAACACAAAAGCCTAAATAGTTTCTATTTTGGTGATAAGTGGGAGGTTGGCGCATCTAATAACATTCAATATCCACTATTATGGTGTTCACTAACAAACACAATTACAACCGACGGTGTGATTGAAAGAAAGTTTGTAATTGATATTTCGGACAAGGTAAACTTAGACGAAAGCAATGAGACACACGTTTTGAGTGATTGTGAATTGATAGCTTTTGATTTAATTAATTACTTAGAAGATATTGAAATGTTAGGCGAAGTGCCTAATTTTAGAGTAACCAAAAGCTCGACACTAACTGATTATACAGAAGACAGAGACGATATGGTAACGGGTTGGTTCTTTGATTTAAGTATTAAAACATTCATTGGTAACTACTCATGTAACTTACCGATTAACAATGGTAATATTTTTGATGACAATTATATTTACATAGGCGGTTCAACTACTTCATGCGGTTCGTTTAAAGTAGAAATTAAAGACCAGGATGGTAATGTTATCCAAACATTTAATACAAATGGTGAGTATGTAGTAACGATATTAAGTGGCATCAAAGATACAATAACAAGCAATGTAACAACGGTAATTGACGATATAATATAATGGCAATAGTTAACGGTAGTTTAGAATTAGGATATAAGGATTTGGCATGGTTTGGTGCTAATCCTACGTTGGTATTAAAGGAGGGGCAAATTGTTTACTTAGAACAAACGGGAACTTATAAAATAGGGGACGGTGTTTCTACATTAAGCGCGCTATCATTTTTAGGTATTAGTTCCGAAACTCAAACGTTACAAAATGTTACCGATTTAGGTAACGTTACAACTAATAATATTGAAGCTAATGCCTTTGTAAAAACGGGCGGGACTTAATCACAATTTTTAAAAGCCGATGGTAGTGTTGATGCAACTACTTATTTGTCACCTCAAGTAGTTCCCGTTGGTGGCTTAGCTGGTCAAATATTAGCCAAGGTGGACGATACTGATTATAACTTAGAATGGATTGAAAACTATGCTAACTATACAAGCACTTTAAAACATACTGTTAAAGCAAGTGTAGCGTTAACAAAAGGGCAAGCGGTTTATGTAAGCGGTGCAAGTGGTACTAATATGTTAGTAAGCAAAGCATCAAATGCAAGCGAACCAACAAGCTCAAAAACATTAGGATTAATAGCTCAAGACTTAGCAATTAACGGGCAAGGCTTTGTAATTACAGAGGGGTTATTATCAAACATAAATACAAATAGTGCAACCATAGGCGACCCCGTTTGGTTAGGAGTTGACGGTGCTTTAATTTACGGCTTAGCAAGTAAACCATACGCGCCCGCTCATTTAGTATTCATTGGTATTGTAACAAGAGTAAGTGCAACCGTTGGCGAAATATTTGTTAAAGTTCAAAACGGTTTCGAGTTAAAAGAAATTCACGATGTCGATTTAATAACAACGGCACCAACGGACGGACAAGTTTTAACGTATGAAGCGTCAAGTGGTTTATGGAAAAATAAAACAATTACTTCAAGTTCAACTGCGGTTAGAACTCCATATACATTTATTGCAACGGCGGGGCAAACAGTATTTACAACAGTAGGTTATACAGTTGGGCAAATAGATGTTTACTATAATGGCAGTAAACAAATACCAAGCGAGTATACGGCAACTAATGGAACTACGGTTGTATTTGCAACGGGTAAATTAGCGGGCGATGAAATTGAAATAGTAGTATGGAATGTAAGTGATGTCGCAAGCACATTAACATTAGATACTTCTGGGTTTGGTGAGGACAAAACATTTAACTCTACTACTAATACATTAACGATTGACAAATACAATTGGATGGACTTAGCGAGAGGGTATACAGTTGAGCCAACTTTATTTACAACAACTTCGACTTACGAGGTATATGAATACGAATATAGCACGTCTACATTATATCGTAAGATTATGAATGATGGCAGTGTAGATGCTTTTTACAGTGAAAGCGGATTAATTAATTTATTATGTTCTAAAAAAATAATTTTATAAAATGGCATTTGCATTTACAACATCAGTAGCGGGAACGGGTACAGTATCATGTGCGGGAACTACAACAGTAACAGGAACGGGTACAACATTTGCAACTTTAACAGGGGCGGCGGCGGGTAGCACACACGCGCGTGTTGGTGGCACTATAACAGTTGGCGGTGTTACAAAAACAATTGTAGCTATTGCATCGACTACTTCATTAACAGTTGATACGGCTTTTGGTACATTTACAAACTCTGCATTTACAGTTGCAACGGGCGTAATTCAAACGGGTACCGACACAATGAATTTATCATTGGGTGTAATTACAGGTTTCAATGTTACAAATAGAGCAGACTTAGAAAGAACATTTGATTGTAGAGGAGTTGATTTATTTATTAATGGAACTTTAACAGTTGATAGTACAGTTGCACAATTAAGGAATGATGGTAGTTGTAATAATTCAATTGTTATAACAGGAAGTGTAAGTGGTGGTGAATTAAAAATAAACGGGCAAAAATCAACTGCTAATAACGGACCATTCCCTTATGCTGGTTTTGATTGGTTAGGGACAAATGGATTAAAGATAATGCAATTAGCAAGTACTAATGCTACATATCCCGCAAAGTTTACAATCATTGATGCTTGCGTTCGTTATGGTGCTGATTGGGTAACAACTAATGCAAATAACTTTTCGAGAATTACAACGCAAGGAACTACTTGTTGGATATTATGTGGCAAAGGAACGGGAACTTCACAAGCACGTTTACGTCAAGATAATACAACGGCTTCAATAGATTTTCAAGCGACAAAAACTTATGTAGGTGTTTGGTTAAATTTTGGTGTGCCTCAAATTAGTTTAAAAGGTTATACACCAATTTATACAGACGGTCCCGAAGTAAACCTAAACGCCGTATCTATTGCAACACGTATTCCAATTGAAAATTATAATACAACTTATGTAACACCGTCTTATTATTCGGGTAAAATTACTTTATACGGTGGGGCGTGGATTAGATTAAAAAATAATTTATTAGGCACAAACATAAATTGGTTTTCTCAAAATGCAAGTTCTTCAGCTGAAAACGTTTTAGAGTTTTCTAAACAATTAAAAGTAATTTCAAAAGATTCAACGGGAACAGTTTTAAATGATGGTTATTTTTATTTTCAACCCGTTGGTTCTAATCCAACAGGAATAAGACCAAAAGGAGTTACAACAGATGTAACCTTTGATTTGACTGCTAAAAACATTTTAGTTAGTGGTGGGTTTGCTGAAACTGAATTTGTTTATGCGTGGGGTTACGATGCAACAGGTGGTTTAAAGGCTACTTATAACTATTTTTGTAGTGGCACAACTGCGGGCGCTGAAACTCATCCCGCTTTCTTAAGTCGTTACGGTTATGATAAACAACCTATTACAATGGCTTTAAATGGTAACGATACTTATGAAGCTAGTGTTACACATACAAGTTTACCAACCACGGATAAAGTAATTGCAAACGCTTCAACTATTACAGGTGTTTCATTTAATTTTAGCACAAAGGTTATGACTGTTAGCGGTAATATTACATACCAACAAATTTATGATTACTACCAATATCAATTAAACCAAACTGCTAACTTATTTGTTGCTGATAATTGTGTTACTACAAATGCAACTTCTAATTATGTAGGTTGGACTATAAATGTAAATACGGGTGTTGTTGTAACTGATGGCGGGAACTTTACAAAATTACAAGCAAACACAATCACATTAACGGGAACGGCTCAAATACAAGGTATCTATCAAACAAGCGTTGGCACTTCAACAACACTTCAAATAACAGGCTTTGATGCTAATAGTGCCGTTTATATTGAAGACAATTCCGCAGTTCAAAAATACTATTCTGCTACGGCTACGGGTACTGTTACTTTATACATCCCGCCAACTGCTTCGGGTTCATGGTATTACGCAGTTGAAAAGTACGGAAACCAACGTCAATCGGACTTCTTTACTTTTAGCGGTGGACTTAAAACAATCGTTGTAAAAGCATTAACAGATACAGGAATAACAGTTACTAATCAAACAACCGTTGGTGCTTATACTTCATTAGGCACGCCCGACAAAGTATATGACTACGTTGCTTATTTACGTTTGTCAACACCGCATATTTCATACGGGCAAATAGTGTTTAAAAACGGTACTTCATTAGATTTGCAAGATTCGTCAATGTTAATCAATCAATCTTTTAGTAGTGTCGCTTCATTCAACTTTAGCACTAAATTATTGACTATTAAATCTACTTCATACGCTATCGGTTCTACATTCGAAAAAACAATTACAACGCCACCTGAAACTATTGAAGCCGACACAACCGAAGTTATAACGTGTCCGATTGAAGACGCAAACGGGGATAGTTCTTTAACCATTCAAGGCGGTTCTGGTAACTTTACTTTATGGAAAATTACCAATGCAACCGCAGAGGACGATTACGCTACGGGAACTAATTTAGGAACTGTTGGCAACGTTACTTTTCGTTTCTTACAAGCCCCAGGATATAAGATTGTTGTACGTGATAATACTACTTCATTCCGTCAAGTTGTTTCAATGGATAAAGGAATTTACACAACGGGATTATTTTTTGGCGACCAAGTTCAACTTGCACAATCTGCTGAGGTTACTTTAATCAATAACAAAGTAGACGTTATTGCATTGGATTTAAACATCGTTAATACAGGCGTTCAAAAAGCAAGTAAATTTATTCCACATAACCAAAATTTATAATGGCAAAGACAAAAAAATTAGGCGACTTAGTTAATCAAACAGTTACGTTATCCGCTCCTTTAAGCGGAACTGCTAACTTAGTAGACCCTTTAAATTTTAGTATTACTAAGGCTAACACTACAACGGACGGTTATGTTAGTAAAGAGGACTGGAATATTTTTAATAATAAACAGGATGCCTTAGGCTTTACACCTTATAATGCTACTAATCCAGACGGTTTCATTAGCGGAATAACCAGCGGAATGGTTACGACTGCTTTGGGTTTTACTCCTTACAATGCTACTAATCCAAGTGGTTATATTACTTCAAGTGCTTTGAGTAGTTATGTGCCTTATACTGGCGCGACAAGTGCCGTAAATTTAGGTAGTAACAATTTAACAATTGGTACAACAGGGCAATTGATTGAAATTAAGCAAACTGCTAATGCTCCTACTTATACTCAAACGGGTGCAACAAGTTCTATACTTACAGTTGCATCAGGAACAAGAAGTATAGTTTTTGAAAGTTATTCTGGTAACGCTAACTATATTTCAGGCGTTGGTGCAAAATTAGCTATGTCAGCAATTGGAGCTAACTTAATAGAATTTAATACTAATAACGTAAAAAGATTTGAAATTACTTCAACAGGTATTTTAAATTTTTACGGAATCACTAATTATATAGATGGTGTTCATATAACAGTAGGTAGTACAATAGGGACTAAATTTGGAACTACTAATACTCAAAAATTATCTTTTTGGAATGCAACTCCAATAGTTCAACCAACTACTTCGGTAACGGCTTCTACATTTGTAGCCAACACTTCTGGAATATTAAACGATACGGCTACATTTGACGGTTACACAATTGGACAAGTAGTTAAAGCATTAAGAAATATGGGGCTACTTGCATAATGAAAAAATTTATTCTTATATTTATGTCGTTAAATTCAATTGCTCAAATTGACGACCAAACGAAACATTTTTATGCGGGGTTTACTATTGGAGTTTCAACTTCTTTAATAACTGAACACTACATAAAACGCCCAGTTATTAGTTCGTTGATAGGTTTTAGCGTTGGAACTTTAGCAGGCATAGCAAAGGAATGTATTTATGATAAACGTTTAAATAAAGGCACTTATGAACTTCAAGATATGTTTACAACATCGTGGGGTGGTGGGTGCGCATCAATAGTATCAATATCTATAATTATAAACAATGGAAAAAACAGAAATCGAAAAAGCCCAAGAATTGATTAACGCAGAAATCAAACGCGTGGATGAGGAATGTTCAAACGAAATTAACGAAGTGTTAAAAAAACATAACCGTCAATTAGTAGTTAGTGGACAATTTCAAGGTAATGAAATTAAAACATCAATTAGCTTAGTACCTACAAAATGAAAATAGAGGAATACTTAACGTTAGCTGGGGCGGGTACATTGGTTACCCTTTACAAAATTTTATCTAATCAAATGGAAAAAATCATACCTTTTGAAATAGCTAAGAAAACTGTTTTAGGTTTGATTATAGCCATTCTAATAGTTCCCGCTATTATGGAATACTACCAACTAACTTTAACAATAGGCATAGCTTTAACAAGCGTAATTAACTTATTTGTTGAGGTTATTATGAAGCGTTTAGAAAAGAAAATAGAAACTAAAATTGATAATATTTAAAATGATAATTCCTAACATTATAGCATATATGCTAATGACTTATGGCTCATTTAAAGCGTTTACGTGGGCGCAAAAATTCGGTAATAAATTTACGCTGATCATTAATTATCTGTTAATGGTTTGGTGTGCTTTTATGTCTATTTACTTAATAGCAGAATATAAAGCAATTACAACGCATCCAATTAACGTAATGCTTAATGCTTTTGAAACTACAACCAATGTTATATTAGCAATGTATTTAATTTCGTTTAATTTAAAACATAGATAATGGACTTACTATTAAAGAGAGAAACATTTACCGACAAATCTACTATTGGTAGCTTATTTGTTAATGGCGTCTTTGAATGCTTTGTATTGGAGGATAAAGATAGGGGCTTACATTTTCAAATGCCTATTGCTGAAATTGAAAAGTTAAAGGTATACGGCGCAACTTGTATTCCATATGGTAGCTATGAAATTAAGCTAACTATGTCTAATCGTTTTAAACGTGTACTACCTTTGTTATTGAATGTTAAAGGATATGAGGGTATTCGTATACACGTTGGTAATACAGACGCCGACACGCATGGTTGTTTATTACCCGCACTTGCAAAGGGTAAAGACTCTGTT